GTGGCCTTTCTTTCGGGTTACATTTATCACGAGAGTGCATAGGAATATGCTCTCCACGGACTTATGTAACGGCTTCTTTATAGTTCTCCGGCTTTCGCGGGAGGTATAAAATTTGAAGCCACTTTCGATTCATCAGCTAACAGCTATACAGGAAGAACCTGATTCTGTTAAGACTGATGGTGTACTGATAACTTTGAAGTTAATCACTTCATATTTATGTTATCGGGGTCTCGTATCACGTATTGTGCGCGGTACGACGGAAGGTGGGGGTTTGACTCCCCAAGCGGCCCATCTGGGCTGCGGGTATGGTAGAAGAGTTTCTACACAAAGGGGCGACTCTGCCTAGGCTAAGAAGTTCTCCATGGTGATTCTTGGATTTCTTCTAAGCCGTCTTAACACACAAGCAATTAAGCGAGGTATTAAAATGACAACAACAGCACGTATACGTAATAGTGGAGAGATCGGTTCGATCCCTTTTTCCAGTACGCGTCATTCGATGGGGGTACTAGTTGCCAGCGGTTCGGGCGATATGCCTAACACCTCTGGTGAACATAAATATATGTTCGACTATGTTACCACCAATTATGACAAGCTGTCTAGTCGCGGGGTTGTAATCAATAAACCAATGCACAAGACCAAGACTACCAGATCAACTGTTCTCACGGATTTCAAACGTGAGCAGATGAGATCGGTATCTCCTTTCGAGAAGATAGCCGATTATGCTGATAGTCCTGTAAATAAACTGACTCGTGAGGGTGCCTCTGGCATCAACATGGGTCCAGTTCAACACTTGTTCGTGGATATTGATACTAATCAACTCCGTACCTTAGCAGGTACGCAAGCAGCTGCTTCGATCGCCGAGCCTGAGTTTCATGGCTTAACTTTCGTTGCTGAACTACGGGAAACAATTTCGTTTCTTCATAGTCCGCTGCGCGCTTACAATCGCTGGCTAAAACGTTCCCTCCGAAAACAACGAAAGTCGAATAAACGACACGAATTGTCTAAGAAGGACGTGATAACGTTAGCTGATTCTCTTAGTAGTAATTGGCTAGCATACCGTTACGGTGCGCTACCCTTGATCTACGATATAAGAGATGCTATTGCGGCTATAACTGCATTGGATGAAGCCACCAACAGGCATATTGCCCGTGGGTTTTCTACCAATTACGGAACAAACTCTAACGATATAGAACACGTCGCTACTTGGTCATCCACTAAAAAGGAGATCCAAACGCGGCGTACTGTAGAAGTTAGAGCTGGCATCTTATATGAGGTCGACACACGGGACACCTATGGTGTTTCCATGTCACAGATCCCTATAACTGCCTGGGAAGTAATTCCTTTTAGTTTCGTTGCCGACTGGTTTGTGAACATCAACGATTTTGTTGCTGCGATCACGCCTAAGGCCGGTGTTAAAGTGTTAAGTTCCTGGACGGCTGTAAAAGACACCTATCAAACAGATGCGCAAGGCATCCAAGAGGTAGGTTCGGACCCGGTACAATTTCCGGTGTCACTCCCAGCTACGTCCACAGAATCTTTCATTACGGAAGATTATAACCGTAGTCCTTCTCATGCTGTTGGTATCGCGTCTAGGCCTATTCCCTACGAAGGGGATCTAGGTACTAAACGGATCATCGACACACTAGCTCTTACTTTTCAACTTCTGAATAGTAAGGTCTAGAAAATGAAGAAGCCTACATCCAAAACCAATCAATTCTCTTAAGGAGAAAATTAATGAGTCTTTTAGTAAATGCAACAACATACAACTACGACACAAATCGTAGCCCTGATATCGCTAGATATAAAAGCGGTACCCATTCATATTCAGCTGTCGATTATATCGATCTGAAGAGAACGGAGCCGAAGTCCCTCACGGGAGTAGGCAAAGGGTCGATTAAAGTTACTCGTAATGTTACGGATGGTACTTTAAGTTTAGGTAACGGTATACTAGAAATTAGTACGTCGTTTCCTGTTGGCGCTCAAGAATCGCAGTTACAAGCGATTATTGACGACATGGCTGCTCTTTTAGCAACGGCAACTGCTGATGATATCTTTATCGATCAGAACATTGCACAGTAAGGTTCAAAACAGTAGCTATTGTAGCTACTGGCCTTACGCTTGTCCTCGGTTATTAATTTTAACCTTTGGACTCGTTGTTATAACCATGTTAGTATTGTCCGGGTGTTCCAGCCTTAACGGAACCCTGGCGTATACTGACCCAAAAACAGATGTTACCGTCACGATTGACGGGACCATTTTAGAAGGTCAACCAACACAGAAGGAGACGCACGATGCGTTACCAACAACAGACTCTAGCACGAAAACTAGAGAATGTACCGAGCTCAACGGAAATATTTGTAAAGATACTCCAGAGAGCGATTAAAGGACTAAACCATCCTGATACTGATTATTTGTTAGGCCTCATTCGAAGCCGACAATATAAGAAGTTATTAGAATGGAGTGAGCGTCCGAGTCCACAGATGTATGACTCGGCATCTACTTATTTGGTAGAAGCTCAGATATCAGCCCTCATCAAGAAATACCCCTTCACTGAACAGCAAATACCTGGGTTGAATCCCGAGTTGGCTGCAAAGAAGAAGTTTAATGCATCAGAACATCGATGCAAATGGGTAAATCGGCGATGGAGAGCGAAGCGCAGACGTTTTGATCCGCGCGCCCAATTGTGGGTTTACGCTCGCCAGTATATCGAGAGAGTTATAGGGTTAACCCCTGACTTTCCCGGTATATTCGCGATGAGTGATATCACGTCCGGTGCCTCTGTGGGTGTACATGGTAATAAGACCAACTTAGCTAGAAAGCTTTTAGCTGAGACCTGGTCATGTACACACACGGCACGTCCGTATGTTATTCCCCTGCTTTGGCATAATAGCCAAATACGTGATCTCGTCCTCCCGGGCGAGATTGTGTGTTACGATTATGACTTATTTAAGAGTCTAGTCACGCAGCGGATTGAGTATGTGGATAATAATAAAGTGGACTTTGTTCCAAAGACGGCAAAAACCCATCGGGCTATTGCCATAGAACCATTTCTAAATGGTTATGTCCAAAACGGAGTTGATACGTGGATGAAGGACCGCTTGAGAAAGCGAGCCGGCATCGATTTATCAGACCAAGACCGTAACCGCCACCTCGCTAGAGAGGGCAGTTTAGGAAAAGGTCCGCGATGGGCTACATTGGATCTTAGTGCAGCAAGTGATAGCATTGCTATCGAGTTTGTACGAGAGATCCTCCCACCCGATTGGTTTCATTTCCTAAATGATATCCGATCTCGGGACTACAGTATGGATGGTGAAGTTAAAACTTACCATAAATTCTGCAGTATGGGGAATGGTTTTTGTTTCCCACTTGAGTCGCTAATTTTTGCGGCTCTTTCACACGCTACCTTAGCCTACATGAACTATCCCGACGTATACGAGTTTTCAGTATACGGCGATGATATCATCATAGGGCAAGAAGCAGCACTTTTGTTAAAAGAAGTACTGTCGATAGCCGGATTCGCATTGAACACTGAAAAGTCGTTCATTGTTGGTCCGTTTCGTGAAAGTTGTGGGGCAGATTGGTATCTCGGCACGGACGTACGTCCGGTCACCTTAAAGAAACCAATGACTGATCTTCGTCATTGCATTTCTTTTCACAACT